GTCTTTTCTGTATTGGAAAGTTTGCATATAAAGAAGCTCCTTTATGCTTTTTAAACTTACCACTATGTTTCATCAATGAGAATTTACCACCCTTTTTTTTCATAAAGTGATACCCTCTTGGTGCTTTTACTTTCATCTTTTTTTACCCTTTTTCATCTTTTTCTTTTTTTTCTTTTTCTTTCCAGTATGATATGGCATAACTATCTCCTCTTTTTTAATTTGTCTTTTGGACAATATTTTAAATAATCTACTCTTGTTTCTACCTTTTTGCCTGTGGCTAAACCACAATAAGTAAGCTCTTTTTCTTTCGCTGCAAACGAACAATGAGCTTTTATTAGTGAACAGTAATCAAACATTAATCTATATCCAATTCTTTATATAATTTACGATCTGGCATAGAACCTGCACCATTTATAACTAATAATGGCTTAGAAGGTATCCTTTTTACAAGAAATCTTTCCTTACAACATACACATCTTTCAAGTGGATCATCTGTCATTCTCTGTTCCACCTCAAAAATATTATCAGTTTCAAGACATATATAATCGTATTTAGGCATACAAGCAATTTAGGGGTAAAAAACAATAAAAAACCACCAAAATTTAGGATTGGTCGTCTAGTTTTTTCTATATTAAAGTATTACTTTAACCTAAATACCTATCATTATTATATATCGTCGTTTACGACAATTTTTTATTTTCTTGATTTTAATATATACTGTATTAAATTATTACTATTTAGTTAGTCGTTAACTAATACTTTGCAAGGAATACTAGTGCAAGACCTCTCAAAAGCAAAATCCTCTCTCGGGGGGTTAAAAACCTAGCAAAACAAACAAAAAAAAAGAAATATTTAGATCTAATTGTTTAAAAATTGATCTAATTCAAACAAAATAATTGTTGTTTAAAAATTGGGGGGTAATGTTGGCTGATGCTTTTCAGCTACTACACAAAACAAAAAATGTTATAGAACATAACAAATATTATTGACATTGAGCTAAAAATTCACCAATTTAAAAAAGCCGTAAGGGTTAAATAAATAAACAAGGAGATCAAGATGGCAAAATTGTGTGGAATACCAGAGAATAAATTAGATAGAATTAACATATTTAAATTTATAGAGTTATGGAATGACGAGATCAACCAGCTAGACAAGTCAAGAATAAAAGTTAAATTTTTAAATAATTATTTTGTTAACGAGTCAGCAAGAAATGAAATTAATTTAAAAGGCTTAACTGGTGAAATTGTGAAAGTTATTGATTATTTTCATGAAACTGACCATAATTACATATTACTAGAAATTGAATTAGATAAAATTATTGAGAGCTTAAATGATTATGACAATAAAATAATTATTGAATCAATTAACCCAAAAGACAAAGATATTAAAGTAAGAATTTATAGAAATGATAGTTTCACCTATTTGTTTGGTAAATTTCCATATTAAAAACAAAAAGGCCAAATAATGAACTACAAACTCGAAACTTTAAAAAGATATTTTGATAATGAACAAGAAAAAGCAATCAGAGCAAAAGAGAAAAAACAAATTAAAAGAGATCTTTTTATTATAGATCTAATTAATTTTATCGGTTTTTTGCTTGTGCTGTTTGCTAGTTGTTTTATCATTATCAGATTATAAAAAGATTTATTAACAAATAAATAAGGGGTTTAAAATGAGTAAAAATGAACTAATTCAATTAATTAAAGATAATACAAATAAATTAATTGATGATAACAACGAACAAAAAAAGCAAATAAAAGGGGTATATGATCATATTTGCGACAAAATAGACGATTTAACAAATGACGAATTAAAAAGATATTTAGATGGCCAAGAATTATCTTTTTATTGCGTCAATGAAGATTATTTTTTGATCGGTTATTACATATGCAACAAGTTTATTAGTGATCAATTTTTTAATATGTTTAATTTATTAAATGAATTAGATGAAATTGAATGTATAGAATACTTGTTTAAAAAAGATGAAAACAATTATTCTAATTTCAATAGTGAAAAATTCGTAAATATGTATTCTTATGTTATAGGTTCACATATTTTAGAATATAAATAATAAACAAAATAAAAAACTACGCTTATAAGTTTTTATTAATAGTTTTAGATTAAGCAAACAAACAAGGAAAAAATAAAATGATATATATACCAAATTACAACGCTGAAAAACACGCCGAAAAATATATAATAATTGATTGGGCTGGTAATATTAAAACATTTAATAAAAAAAATATTATTGCTTTTAATACTATTGAAAATGCTGATGATTTTCTAGATGAGCAAGTATATAAAATGAGCAAATCAAAAGACGAAAAAGAAATTATTAAAAACGAATATAATAATAATTTTGATGACTGGTTTTTTGATACCAAAAATGAATATCAAATATTAAAATGTAAAAATGTTTTTACAAATTATATTTGCGATCCTTTTGGTTTTTCACAAGCAATTAATATATAATAATAAAAGCCGTTTATTTAATTATAGACGGCTTTTTTAATATATAAGGTTATAAAATGAAAAAAGGCGAATTAATAAGGGTTTTAGGCGGTTATAAAAACTTTTATAACAAATTAAAAAATATTAAAAGAAATGATCCGTGTATATGTAATAGCAATAAAAAATTTAAAAAATGTTGTCTTATTATAATAAGAGAACAATTATAATAACAAACAAAGGAAACTATAAAATGAAAAAAGATAAACAAGATACTAATAAACTTGATGATCATAAGCTTTATATTATTTTATCTAATTTAGCTACTATAAAAGATGAGATAAGAAATAATAATTTGATGAATGCTGGTATATCTGAAAGTTTTGAAAATATTGAAAATGCTATATTAAAATAACAAACAAAGGAAACTATAAAATGAAACTAAAACAACCTAAAACAAAAGAACAAGCAAGAGATCAAGCTATAAATTTCTCTAAAAAGTTTTATGATAAACAATTTAGTTATAGTGAGCTAATTATTATATCTGAACACTTTGAAAAAACTGGCCAGAAATTTGATTTACTTGATGAATTTAAAGAAAACGGCATTTGTTAAATAACAAAAAAGGGAACTTAAAAAGTTCCCTTTTTCATAACAAACAAGGTTTCTATAATGAACATAGAAAGGATCTAAAATTAATCATTATATTATATTATTACCACTATATTTTTATATTATATTGACGACAAAACAAAAAAGTTTATATAATAACACTAATATTATTGCATTATATTATATTTATATAATATATTCTCATAACAAGGTTATGAAAAACAAGACTAAAAATTATATTTAATGGACGGAGTTATATCATTTATCTCATTATATCTCAATATCAGTTAATAATTCCGTCCAATCTTTATAAACAAACAAGGAGAACAAATGTATAAAAACGATATAATAAAGTGGGCAGAAAAATCTTACAATGATCAGTTGAAAGACTGCTTTAATAAATACGATAATAAAATACTTGATAATGAATCAGACGAAAGTTATGCAGGTGGTTTTTGGGATTTAGCAGGTGATATGCACATAGAAAACCCTAGTATTAGACAAGATACTATTTATTATCAATTAACAGATTATTGTGATAGAGTCAAACACAACAAGGAGAACAAATGAAAAGAGATGAATATAAAATAAACCCTAATATCAAAACTGGGGGAACATCACTTCGTGGAGCAGTGAAATTAAAACCGATTGAACTATTATTAGTATTTGGTAAACCAATGGTTTCTGACGGCTACAAAGTATCAGGTAAATATACTTTTGAACATACTGAAACTGGAACGCCTATATGTTTATATGATTGGAAACATACCACCTTATATGATGACGAGGGTATAAAACCAGTAGACTTTTGGAAGTTAGATAAGGAGGTCTTATTTAATATCGGATCAACCAATAGTATGGCTTATGGCTTTGAAAATTGGATAAGAATGACTATTAAGAACAGATTGAATGAAATAAATG